TCAGTCTTTCCGCAGCCGGAATCCCAGGAGGAGCAGAAGCTTGGGCAGTGACCCCGACAGGAATCGAACCTGTGGCCTGCGGTTTAGGAAACCGTAAACCACGGGCTCTCTCGCTTCCTCGGCTTTCCCCTGGCGTGCTAAGACTTTGACTTCATTCACGATGCGGACCTCCTGGGTGGGGGTAGGCTTGCGCTGCTGTCCCCCGGTTTCCTCTGTGGTTACGCCACGTGGACGCCACGGGCTTAGGGCTGCCGCCGTGGCCTCGGCGCCGGCCTGGACGTGCTCGGGGATGGTGGCGGCGTAGTGCATCCGCGTCGTCTCGATGTCGGCGTGCCCGAGCACGTCGGCCACCAGCCGGAGGTCCCTCGTCACCGTGTATGCGACGGTGCCCCACGTGGAACGCAGGTGCTTGAAGCGCAGGTCCTGGGCGACTTCCTTCCAGCGAAGTCCGCGCTTGCACTCCGGGCACTCCCGCTCCGTGGCCTCGTGTTCCAGTTGCCCCTTCCATCCACATGCCTTCCTGAAGCAATACGGGCGCCACCCCTTGATGAGTCCGGCGCGGACGCAGGCGCGTGCCATGACGTCATGGACGCGCCAGTTGGGGCCGTAGGGCTTGCTGGTGCCCGGCCGGGGGAAGAGGTAGGGGCCCGGCGTCGCGAGCTGCTCGGTGAGCGCGGGGACCAGAATCTCGGGGATAGGCACGCGCCGCTCGCGGCCACCCTTCGTGGTGTCGCGGCGCCCGCCGCTCGTGAGGAGGATGTAGCGCTCGTTGAGGTGGACGTTGGCCTTGAGCATGACGCGCACCTCGCCCTTCCGAACCCCGGTGAGCAGCGCGGTTGCCACCGGCGTGCGGTGGTGTGGCTGGAGCGTGTCAAAGAGTCGGGGCAGGAAGTCAGTCGGGTACGTCCGGACCTGCCGCTTCGGCACCTTCACGGGCCCCGCTTCCTTGAAGGGGTTGGGCCCGGAGTACACGCGCGCCTTGTTGGTGAGGAACGTGATGAGCCCCTGTCCGGACATGCGGATGTGCTCCCGCATCTGCGGCGACAGGTGGGGGAGCTTCGCCAGCATGGTGAGCACGTCCGCCGCGGTGATGCTGGAGGGGCGGCGCTTGCCGAACGCGTCTTCGACGTACCGCAGCTTCTCCTTCAGGTTCTTCTTCGTGGCGAACTCAGGGGGAAGGGCGTCGATACGGAGCCGGATGGCCTCGGCGATGGTTGGCTCCTCCGGGCGGTCCGGGATGACGCCCGCTCGAGCAAGCCATGCCTGCTGCTCGCGCTGGTGCGCCATCCGCTTCGCTTCCGTCTTGTTCGCCGCCGGGACGACTTCACGCCCGGGGGAGCCGTCCGGGTTCTTCCAGCCGATTCGGAAGCTGCCGGAGGGGAGCTGCTGCACCCAGGCCATCGTCAGCCCCCCCGCTGGCGCTCGTTGCGCCAGGCCGCGAGCCGGCCCGGGTCGAAGCGCAGCGCCCCGCCCACCTTGTAGCTCGGCACCTCGCCGCCAGCGGCCATCCGGTACAGCGTCTTGGGGCTGACCCCCAGAAAGCGCGCTGCGCGGTCCACTTCCCATGCGTCTTCGAACTGCTGGACAGGTGAACTACCCATGTTCATGTGCATCCCCCGCTCGGGTCTTGCTGAACGACTCACGAAGTTGACTGAGAGGTGAAGCCTTGCTGGCGGCACCTCGCCCGAAGTCGACGCAACGCATCGCATCGACTGCGCACATGTAGAGCAAGGTAGGTGCCACGGAGGCAGCGCCCGGTGTGGCGCAGCGCTTCGGACTGGGGGCGTGCCGCGCGGTGGACTCGGAGTCTCGCGCCTCGCACGCACGCGGAGGAAAGTGGCGCTCTATCGGCGGACCAGTACGAACGCCGATAGAGCGCAGGCGGGCGCGGACTGGTGCGTCCGTACAGGCTTTTGGGGGGTGCTGACTCGAAGCGGTCTCCACGAGGCCCCCAGAAGGGTAGAGACGCTCCGCCTGCGGACCTTAACAAACGCAGACGGAGCGCCGGAGGGCGCGTGTCCCAGCGCTACCTGGGTGCACGGGCCTTTTCTGGTGGTCCTTTCGCAAATGCGATTGGACCGAAGCTCTCTGTGGGGTGCGACGCGCTGGTTAAGGTCACTGCTTCAGCGAGCCGTTGGTGCTTCAACTGCGAAAACTGTGGAAATGGGTAGCACTCCGGGGCAGGGAGCGCAAGCCCCTTACCGCGAAATCGACCGTGGAGACTCGGTGGGCTTCGCGGCAGGGCGGAAGCACTTGCCCTTGTGCTCGTAGAGCTTGTCACCGCACGGGGCTTCCTTCTTCAACTCGACCCAGCACCCGCCGTTGATGAAGACCTCGCCCTGGTCCGGGTCGCACTTGCGCGTCTTCTGGCCCTCGAAGGGCCTGGGGGGCAGGTCAAGGGCGAAGAGGAGTGCGTCGTTCGTCATGGCCGCAAGGACGAACCCTCCGGTGGGCCCTGCTGCCGTCTGGACAGGGGCAGGAGACGGTGCAGGTGGAGGCGGAGGCACCAGGAAGACGCCGGCCAAGGCCGCCGCGACGAGCGCGAGGGCGACCGTGGTGGCCGAGCCAGTGCTTCGCCACGTCCGGCGAGCTGCGCGTCGCACCCGACGCAGCCAGCGGCGCGAGCGCAGCACGGGGCTGCGCCGCCGCGGAGGCGAGCGCAGGTGTGCCATCGTGTCCGCGAGGTTGGAGCGGGTGCATGCCGTCTGTACCATCGCCTTCGTAAGCGCCAAGGTGCCCTCCATGCAGCGGGCAACGTCCGCGTCGGTGGCGTCGGAAGAAGCGTGACTCAGCCGCAGGGACAGCCGAGGCGGCGACAGCGGCGTGGCGGGGTGGGCGCTGATGAGCAGCTCGAGCCCAACGTCCGGGTGGTCCCGATGCTGCCGTTCGGTCAGCTCCAGGGCCAGGGACGGCTCTCCCGACGTTGCATGCCGCACCTGGTACAGGCGCCCAAGCAGCGAGCCCCTGTACCTGCGGACGACGAAATCTAGCTTCTCGCGAATCCTCCGGACGTTGCTGCGCGTCGATGCGCGCCCCGTGGGTGACGCACCACCCCTCCAGATATTCTCGGCCTCTCGCACGTTCGCTCCAGCTTGGCCGGAGGGCATCCCGGCACTCGGGCGCGGATGTTACGGCCTCGTGAAGCGGCGTGCGCTACTTCGCGTGTCCATCACTTCGGCGGGTTTTCCTGGACCCCATTGCCCGTCCCTGACTCCCGGTGCTAGGCCTGTCCTCTCGCCGGGGGTGCTCATGGTTCGCCAGTTCGTTGCCGTTGCCGCCGCTGTGTCCTTCCTGGCTGCGTGTGAGCCTGCGGCTTCCGCAGCAGAACATGAGGATGCCCGTCCGGATGCCGTGGCGGCTGCCCCTGTGTCGGCAGGGCCAATCGACGTGGTTATAGAGAACACCGGCTCGCTTCCTAGACTCGCTCGTGTGACCGTGGCCGTTCTCGGCCCCTGGGCTAGCGATCACAATGTGAACAGGCAGTTAGGGAGGTGGGAAACCACCTTGACGGTGGAGCCCAACACGACGCTGCATTTCCCTGCGGTGGTCAGCGGTGCTGGAGGGTCATGGGTCGTCACGAACGCGCACGTCCTGTCTGAGGTGGGCGGGCTCATCGAGTCAGGTGGTGGCTATTCCTTCGCGCCGTTCTCGCCCGGCACGACGTGCGTCGCGACTCTCTCTGATGCGCAGGCGCCCAACGGAGCGCGGATGCACTGCACCCGCGCCGAGTGACTAGGCCGCACGGAAGGAGATTCCATTGAGGCTCACCCATGTGGGAGAGCCTGATGCGAGCACGACTTTGCCAGTCGGTGAGACCGTCACTCGCCCATACCCCGTTGCCGTGGCGACCGCGAAGTCGCGCATGTAGGGCGGGTAGCACCCATGGTAAAGCGTCAGGGCATCGCTTCCGACTGTGCCCCCGGTGATTCTGCCTTCAAGATGAACTCTCCCGCTGCTGTCTTTGTAGTGGGTGGCGGGACCTCGTCCGTCCGATGTGTCGCTCTCCCAGTCCCCATGAAAGATAAACGGGGACCGAGCGCTTTCCTGTACGTGCTCTGCGAGGTCGAGTTGCACCGAGTCTACTTGGATGGTCCTCCCCGGCGCACCCAAGACAGACTCCAGGCGTGCCCGAACGGCCCGTGCTTGAGCAGGGGCTGGCGCGGCATACGCGTAGCGTTGCCAGGGCTCGTTGATAAACATCTTGTAGAAGTACGTCACCGCGACTTGAGCGCCTGCCGCATCTAGCCACTCAAGTGCATAGGCGAGTGTTGCGTCAGTGCTGCCCTTTGCGAAGACGTCAAGGGAGTACCGGAGTCCCGGCCGCACTGAGAATGCCTGCGAGACGACAATGGCATCACTGCCTTGGAATTGGAGCGCCTTGCTTCCGCTCACTGCGTCCGCAGTCAACACGACGTCGCTCCCCCATGTCCCTTCCTCGATGCGCCAATTATCGGGAGGGTCGGAAGGAGACGCTTGGCACTCGAAGTCATAATTCAGGGGGGCGGAGGCCAAATTGACCGCAGGCGTGATGAATCGCGGCTCCACATACCGCGGCGCCAGCTCCACCTGCGCGGACGTGGGGCCTACGTTCCCCTTGGAGTCGCGCCCACGCACCACCGCGTAGTGCGTCGTGCCGGGCTGCAGGTCGGCCACCTCGAAGCGCGTGGCGGACGCGGCGGCCTTGAGCGTCGCGGCCTCGGGCGTGAAGCCGGGCGAGGTGGACACGTGCAGCTCGTAGGAGTCCCACGCGGGGCCCGTGGGCGCGGGCTTGAAGGCGAGCGCGAAGCCGTTGACGGTGGCCGTGGGCGCCAGGTCGGTGGGCGCGTCGGGGCCCATCATCTTGGCCTGGGGCTGGATGCTGCGCAGGGCCGCGGACACCGCGGTGGAGGGGACGGCCTCCCGGGCCATCCACTCGACGCGGGAGGTAGCCGGGCGGCCGCACAGCTTCACCTTCGTCCGCGCGACGCCCTCGGCGAAGAAGTCGTCGAGCCCGACGATGGCCAGCTCCTGCACCTGGCTCAGCGCGACGCCGTCCGGCAGGACGCGCAGGACGTCGTGAATCTCAAGGTGCCAGCAGTACGGCACCTCGACTTCCAACTCCAGGGCAGCGTCCGAGAGGTCGGCAATCGCCACGTCGGCCAGGCGCTGCGCCTCCTCCTCGGTGTTGATGTTGCTCGCGCTCGCCTCCGCCACCTGCATGAAGCGGCGCCCGTAGGTGGCGATGCTCGTGGGGTTGGTGCTCGTCACCGTCTTCTTCTTGGGCATGCCGGTGGCGTCGAGGTCGCTGCGGTCCCAGTACACCACCTCCACCGCGTTGCGGATGTGCTCCAGCGTGCGCCTCACCTGGCCGAGCTCCCCGTACTCGTCCGGGCCGACGGTCCACACGGCGGACGCACCGATGCGCTCCGGGCTTTGGAGGTAGAGGTACCAGCCGTGCTCCTCGCGGAACCGGAGCCGCACCTCCCAGCCCAACTGCGCGGCCAGGGCGTTCAGCGCCTCGTGCACCGACTGCTTCTGCTGCGTGAAGCGGCCCAACTGCCACATGGGGTCCACCGGGCAGTAGAAGCCGGGGCCGAAGCCGTTGGGGACGTTGTCGCTGATGATGCTTGTCATCACGTCCTGCACGGCCACGCCCACCGTGGCATCGCCATAGTTGCGCTCCTCCTCGATGAAGCTGTCCTGGAACGCGCTCGACAGGTCGCGGCCGGTGAAGGTGAGCTCCTCAGCGGCGGCGTCCACCTCGTCGATGCGCCCGATGAACACCTCGCGCCATGCATCCGGCGTGGGGGCCGTACCCGGCGTGCACTGCACGTCGAGCCGGAAGATGCGCCCCTCCTGAAGGAGCGGCTCCAGCAGGCCCGTCGGACCGCGGTTCGCGAGGCTGGTGTCCACGAGCGGCGAGAGCGAGATGACACCGCCCGGTCCGTTGCGCCGGACGGAGACGGTGGCCTGCGCGACAGGGGTGTCCACGCTCTGGCTGATGGTGGCCCCCATCATCCAGTCGGCGCCCAGGAAGCTTGCGAGGTCCACGGTGCTCGCGTCCGTCCGGTGAACGCGGACGCGCAGGTGGGTGCCGTAGTTGCCGGCGAGCAGCGTGGCCTGCTCTTGCTGGGAAAGCTGCCTCATGGTGACTCCATCAGCGAGTAGGAGAAGTCCTCGCCGGCGATGCGCTGGGGCCCGTCCCACCACTCCAGGGACTCGCCAGAGCCCGCATCGCCCAGCACGCGGACGGGGCGGGGCAGGCCGGTGCCGGTGGCGCGGTGGTACGGCAACGGCCCAAAAGGGGCGCCCGCGTCGCGCCAGGGGGCCATCCACGCGTCCGGGGCGAGGTAGGGGAGCGCCACCAAATCACTGACATATATCGAACCGTTGTTGAGGTTGACGGGGCCGCCCTCCACGGCGGCCACGTGGCGCACGGTGAGACTCCCGTCCTCGTCCACGGAGGCCAGGCCCGCGGTGCCGGGCAGCGCGAAAGGCGTGCCGCGCGCGTACCAGTGCGCCACCCAGGTGTCGGGCACCGTGTACGGCAGCACCACAAGGTCGTCCACAAGCAGCGGAACGTTGTTGGGGTTGCTTCCGCCCAACCCGGAGGGGCCCAGCAGGGTGACTGCGCCCCCCGGCAACTGCGTGTAGTTGCCGGTGGAGGAGTACAGCGCGCCAGAGTTGGGCGTGCTGTTCCCCACGACGCCGTTGCGGCTGATGAATACCCCCGGCCGGTGGATGTAGTGCGTCCACGTCGACGACGTGGTGAGCTTCGCCCAGTAGGCCACCGTCCACTGGGTGCCGAGTTCCGTGGCGTAGCGCACCGTCCCGCCCGCGGTGATGGATGCGCACGCGCCGAAGCGCCCGGGGCCGTCCACCCCGGCCGTCACCGTCCCGGTGGTGCCTGCCGGCGAGAGTCCCTGGGCGCTTGTCAGGCTCGTTTCAAACGTCCAGGTGTGCCCCGGCGGAGCTGGCGCCGCTGCGTCCACGTGCAGCGAGCCGTCCGAGCGCTGGAGGTAGTGCCGCCAAGGGGCGCCAGTGCCGTCCATGACGCGGGCCCAGTAGGCCACCGTCCACGCCTCGCCGAGCTGCGTGGCCCAACTGACGGCGTCAGCGACTCCCAGGAACAGCGCGTAGCCGTCGTCGTACACCCCGGACGGCACCACCCATGGCGCGCCGGACGTTGAGGGCCACAGGCCGCGACTGGACGCCATGGTGGCCGCGAAGTCCCAGGAGTCGCCCTCGCCGTCGATGAGCGCGCGCAGCACCGCCGCGTCGGCGAGGGGCAGGGGCCCGGTGCCTGCCTCGTAATTCGTCAGCTTGCGGCGCACGCTCGAGCGCGGCATGCCGTTGAAGGCGCGGCGCTTCTCCCCCAGCAACGTGGGGGAGTACCGGAGGGGGCTGGTGCTGGCGACGGGAATGGGAATCCCGCTCAGTGCGAGGAAGGGCGGCATGTCAGAGTCCCTCGGTGCGCCCGCTCCGGCGGAACGCTCGGCGCCTGGCTTCTTGCCGGACGAGTCGCCCGCCGGCCTCGACGGCTTCGTCCAGGTCGTACCCGACGATGGTGACGGAGTAGGGCGCAGCGCCGGCGGCAGCGTCGCTCCCCTTGGTGTACTCACGCGACGGGTCCCGGGGCTGTTTCCAATCCGGCAACGGGTCGCCAACGCGATTTCGCCTCACCCCGTCCCAGTCTCCCTCGGGGCCGTGCGCGCCGCCAGACGACGGAGGGGGCGGAGGTGTCGGCGTGGGCTCCATGGACGGGCCGTCCTGCGCGTCCTGGGACTGATAGCGCCGGAAGGCCACCTTCCACGCGTTGGGCACGTTGGTGAGTGCGTCCGTGGCCTTCTGGAGCGCGGCCGTGTTCCGCAGCACCTCGGCCGTCTCCTTCGCCTTGGCCTCCGCCGAGTCCCAGGTGAGGTCGCGGAGCGCGTCCAGCGACTCGCCCATCGCGTCCGTGTCCACCTTCATGCGGTCCAGACCGTTCGCGAAGTTCTTCAAGGAGTCGATGCCCAACCACTCCACGGCCTTGCTGATGCCGCGGATGACTGCCTGGACGGCGCCGACGATGGCGTTCCACGCCTTCCCCAGCGCCTGGGCGACGGTGAGGATGACGGTGGAGATGAACTTCAACACGCCGAAGAGTCCCTTGAGCACGGGGCCGGCGATGAGGTTGATGGGCGCCATGATGGCCAGGAATGCCTGTGCCAGCGCGGAGAGCAGCGGAGACAAGCCCTGGAGGAGTTGCCCCAGCAGCACCAGCGGGGGCACAAGCGGCTCCACCAACTCGCCGAGGGCGGTGAAGACAGGCACCAGCGACGACGTCACCGCCTCGATGATGAGGAAGATGGCACCCACGAGGGGCTGCAGCGGCACGAGGATGCCGGAGAGGGCCTCGGCGACGTGCTTGATGACGACGCTCACCATCTCCATGAGCGTCGCGAAGGCCTCGGACTGGACGAGCAGCTCGCCGACGACAGCGCCGATGGCTCCCATCGGGCCGCCAGCGGCCATGCCCGTCATCGCGGTGTCCACCAGGGACGATATTTGGGACATGGCCCCAGCGAACTTGCTGGCCAGCGTGGCCTTGGCCGAGGCGATGGCCTGGCGTGTCTCTTCCATCCACCGGCGCATGTCGTCGGAGAGCTGGCGGAAGGACTCGTGCCCGGCCTCGTTCGCGGCGATGACGGCGTTGCGCAGCTCCTCGCGCGACTCCTTCTCCATTTCCAGGTTGGCGGAGGCCTCGTCCTTGAACTGCTGCACCTCCTTCTCGAACTGCGCGAAGGCAGCAGCAGCCGCGGCCCCCTCGAAGAAGTCCGCGTTGGCCACCTCCCGGCTCGCGGCCTCTCCCTCCTCGCGCTGGAGCTGGGCGAGGCTCTTCTCCGAGTTGTCGTTGCCCGGCTGGCGGATGTTGGCCTGCCCACTGGCAAGGCTGGGCATCATCGCCATCAGCGAGTCCAGTAGCCCCGTCAGGCCCAGGTCGTTCAGTAGCTTGCGGGTGCCCTCCAGGGACTTGGAGAAGCCGAAGGCGACGCCCTTGCCGACGTCCGTGGCGATGTCGGCGACGGACGTGCCGAGGGAGGAGAGGGCGTCGGACACGGCCTGTGCACCCGCGAGAGCCTTCTCCTCGAGGAACGAGGCGCCGTCCTTGAGGTCCTTGAGGAGCGAGGCGCCGGTGACCTGCTGCGCGGTGTCCAGGGCCTTGTTCAACCGGCCCATCTGCATCGTCTTGGGGAGTGCCTTCACCATGGGGCCCATCGCCTTGGCGGCCATTCGGATGAGCCACGCCATGGTGTCGAGCGCCTGGGCTGCCATGCTCTGGAGCGTGCTGGCGAGCCCCTTGAAGACGGACGTCAACAGCTCCCAGACGCGCGTGGCCACGGCGCCGATGCTGGACAGGATGCTCAGCACGGAGTCTCGGAGCCCCGTGCTGGTGTCCGTCCATGCCCCATAGACGCTGCCGGCGAGCAGCGTGAGCCCCGCCACCGCGGCGGCGATGGCGGCGGCCGGCGCCGCGACGGCCGCGAGGGTGGGGCCCAGGCTCGCCAGCATGGTGGACTTCTGGAGGCTGCTCAGCACCTTGAGCACCAGGCCGACGCCGCCGGCGAGTCCTTCCACCACGCCCGCGAGCTTGCCGATGAATCCGATGGCCAGGCCGACGCCGGCCACCCACGTCGCGAGGTCCGCCGCGCTGCGCTTCATCGCGGGGGACATCTGCTGGAAGGTGACAACCAGGCGCTCGAAGAAGTCAGCGAGCCGGCGCGCCGCGACGGCCGCGAGGGTGGGGCCCAGGCTCGCCAGCATGGTGGACTTCTGGAGGCTGCTCAGCACCTTGAGCACCAGGCCGACGCCGCCGGCGAGTCCTTCCACCACGCCCGCGAGCTTGCCGATGAATCCGATGGCCAGGCCGACGCCGGCCACCCACGTCGCGAGGTCCGCCGCGCTGCGCTTCATCGCGGGGGACATCTGCTGGAAGGTGACAACCAGGCGCTCGAAGAAGTCAGCGAGCCGGCGCACCACCGGGAGGAAGAGGTCGCCGATGTCGGCGGCCATGGTGTACACGAGCTCCTTGAGCCGCCCGACCTCGTCACTCAGGGCCTCGTTGGACTCCATGGCCACGGCCACAGCGCCCGCGATGCCCGCGGCGATGACGGCGCCGAACTCGCCGATGGGCTCGGCGACCTCCTTCACCTGCGTCGCGGCCTCCTTCAACTCGTCGACGAGCTTGTCCAGCGACTTGAGCGCCTCGCCGATTCTCGCCGTGGCGACGATGTACAGGTCGCCAACCTTCAAGCCGCCGCCTGACACGGACTACTCCTTCGGTTTGGGGGGCCTGGGGCCCACGCGGTAGATGACGGTGCGGGTGGCCTGCGTCGCCTGCCCTCGCACAGGGGGACGTGCCGGGGGCCCGGAGGCGTGGCCCGACTCCTCCTGCTTCTCCTTGATGCTCTCGGCTTCGAGTTGCCCGTATGCGACCAGCCCAAGCAGCTCGTCCTCGTCCCACGTACGCACCTCGTTGGGGCGTTGCCCCAGTGCTTTCGCGGCGGCGAAGACGAGCACCTCCCAGGGGTCGCTCAGGAGTTTCCCCGGGCCTCCTCGATGTCCTCCTTCAGGCTGCCCTTGAAGGCGACCTGCGCGTCCTTCATGACGTCCTCGAACCAGGGCGCACCCATGATGGTCTCCACGTCCGCGGATTCAGCCGGGTCGTACAGGCGCAGCTTGGACTTCGGCTCGTACATGACGGTGGCGACGACGCGCGCGACGAAGCGCAAGCCTCCCTCCATCGTCGTGGGCTTGTTGGAGGCGTCGATTTCCCCCGCCGTCTCGGAGAGCTTCATGGCGTGGAGGCGCTCCTTGTGCGACGGCCTCCGGAGGTCCACGGCGTCTCCGTCGACGTCGATGGTCTTGAACAGCTTCCGGTTCTTCTGGGCGAGGCGCTGCTTGAGGGTGAGTCCTTGTTGCTCCATGGCGCTGGCTCCTTCGGTGTGACGGGGTGGTTGCTCAGAGCGCGCTGGGCGCGCCCTGTCCGGTGAGGGTGGCGGAGACGGTGACGACGTCCGTGGAGGTGCGGCCCTCCTCGTAGGAGGACACCTTCACCGGGTAGCGGTGGCCCTGGCTGCCCGGGGCGGCGTCCGCGTCCTCGACGATGAGCAGGTAGACCGTCTCGTTCTGGAGGAAGGCGTCACGCAGCAGGACGTGCGTCGGGTCGTTGCGCATCAGGTGACCCGAAATCGGAATCTGGAAGCTCTTGGACGTCGTCATCGAGCGCTTCCAGCCGCCGTCCTGGCCGAGGTAGCCGATGTCCACGGAGTCGGCGGAGAAGTTCACGGGGGCATCCGTGATGCCATCCATCTTGTTGCTCTCGGACGGCGCTTCGGACGCCTCTTCCGCAATGTGAATGGCGTGGATGAAAGCGATAACCGGGTCTGCCATTGGGCGGTGCTCCTATCGACGGGGGAACTGCTTCTGGAGAAACTTGGTCAGCACCTGCGCGACGCCTTTGCGCGCGATGGAGCGCGACCTCCGGAAGGCCTTCTTCAAGAAGTGCGGCGGTGGCCGGATGATTTGGTCTCCCCAGTGGAAGCCCTCATGGACAGGGCCAGCGGCGGGGTGCTCGAACCCGGCCGTCCACGACACCGAGAGGCGCTGCATGTTGTGCTCGGGGCCGGAGACGAACCCGGTGTCGGCGAGCGGCGGCTCCGGCGGCCCCTCGCGGGAGGTTCGCGTCTCCGCTCGCTCATCGGGTCCGCGGCGCGGTACCAGGAACGTGGCGAGGTCGAGCGTCCGGCGCATCGAATCGCGCAGAGGGAAGTCCAGGGCCTGGAGCACCTCCTTGGGGCGCTGGCGCAGGCGGGCGAGGGCAGAGGCTTTGAGTTGGACGCGAACAGGCATGCCCCATAGAAGGGGCGCCGCCTACGCCGAGTAGCGCGCGGTGAGGTTGAAGGCGAAGCGGGGGCCGCCCTCGCCGTCCGGGCCCATGTACGTGGGCCCCGCGCCCTCGCAGCGCACGTCCACGTAGCCGGGCACGGGCGCCAGGTGCAGCGCCGTCCAGCACCGCACCGCCAGTTCGCGCGTGTCCGTGTAGCTGGCGCGCGGGCCGCGCACCACCACCTGGACGTCGGCCGACAGCACGCCGCGCCTGGTGCCCAGGTAGAGGCCCCCCTCGCCGCCCGTGTGACGGATGCAGACGAAGCGGGGCGGCGCGCTGGTGGGGAAGGGGCCGGGGTAGAGGGTGGGTGGGTTGGTGGTGGTGGACAGCTCCAACCCGGCCCCCTCCAGGAACGCGGCCAACTCGAGCTCAACGTCCCGGGGCGTCACAGGTACACCTCGTAATGGTCCGTGATGCCGCCCAGGGCGACGCGCGGACTGCACCGCAAGGGCTCCCTGCCGGCGTTGTAGTCGTCCGGGCTGGTGCCGGGCGGGTACACCCGGTCCTCGGGCCGCACCTCCACCATGGTCCACATGATGGCCTCGGAGACGCGCTCGCTGCCGTCCGCCGTGACGAGGCGCTTGGTGGCGCCCTCGTAGCGGCAGGCGTGCAGCTCCGGCTCCGCGTACTCGTGCTCGCCGCGGGCGTTGGTGCGCACCAGGCGCTCCAGCCAAAACGTCTGACGCAAGGCGTGGCCCATGAGCATCAGCGCATCCTCCGGTAGGGCGCCAGCATCTGCCGGGCGGTGGAGGGGATGGCGGCGCGGCCTCCGCCCTCGCCGGCGAAGTAGCTCATGGACGTGCCGCCGATGTTCTCGCTGGCGACGTCGCCCGGCTTGCCGTCCCGACTGAGGGCCGCCGTCACGGCTTCGACGGCGGCGAGTTGGATGGCGGCCGGCAGGTCCACCTGCAGCGTGTCGTCCAGCGCGGCCTGGCCCGGTGTCACCCAGCCCGCGTCATAGGTGACAACCACCTCGCCGGTGTCGCGCGCCTCCAGCGGCGTGGGGGACACGCCCGTCGTCCAGCTCCCGGTGAAGGGCCAGCGCGAGGAGCGCGCCACCAGCCGCCCCATGAGCGCGGACTCGAGCGCGTAGGACTCGGCGTCCAGCTCCACGCCGCGCACCACCACGCGCACCACCTGGCGGACGGCGCCGCCCGCCAGCCAGAGGTACGGCCCGCCCGTGCCCGCCACCGACTCCACCACGCCCATGCGCCGGTGCAGCGGATAGCCGACGAAGGACGCCACGGCTTCGCTCGCCGCGGTGATGAAGAGGCCCAGCCGCGCCGTCTCCACCCCGGCACGCGCGGCGGGATGGAGCATGGCGGCCGTCAGCAGGTCCTGGGGCGCGGGCATGGCCGTGTCACCTCACAGCGGCAGGCGCTGGCCGCCACCGAAGACGAGGGTGGCGCCGGCCATGGCGGAGGGCGAGGTGCCCCCGGTGAAGGTGACGGCCTCGACGACGCGGAGGAAGGAGTGGTCCACGTCCGCGTACTGGAGGTTGAAGTCCTTCTCGGCGCAGGTGTCGGCCGCGGTGACGGTGAGGACGACGTCGGCGTCGTCCATGTCCTTGAGTGGCACCCACCCGTCCGTGCCGTTGGGGCTCGTCTGGACGGTGTAGCTGACGCTGGTGGCGTCGGGCGTGCCAGCGACTTCGCCGACGTTGGCCACCAGGACGCCCGACTGGTAGCGGCTGACGTCCAGGGCCGCGCCATTGCGCGTGCCGGCGCCCAGGAGGTCCGGGGCTAGGGCCTGGTTGGCGGCGTGGATGAGGTGGCCGATTTTCGTGTTGAGAGGGTGCATGTGCGGTGCTCCGTGAGGGTGGGGTGGGAAGCGGGCCGGCCGCGTGCTGGCACCGACCCGGCGCGCGTCAGTAGGTGACGCCCGTCTTCTCGGCGAAGGCCTCGGCGTGACGCAGCAGCCAGTCCACCTGGGTGATGCCGCGCATCGTGACCATGTCGCTGCTGAAGTCCGCGCCGTCCTCGCCGACCTCCACCTCCAGCGGCACGGCCTCGCCGAGGATGAGCTGCTGCGCCAGGCCGAATCCAATCACCTTGTCCTCGTTGAGGGTGGTGCTGCGGAAGACGGGCATGCCGTTGAGGCGTGGGTTGCGCAAATCCCGCAGCTCCGGCCACACCCAGCCCGCCGCGTCTCGCTGCGCGCGCAGGTGGAAGTACGTCTTCGGGCTCATGTAGTAGAAGCCCGAGTTGCCCTCCAGGCCGCCCGGCACCTCGGCGGTGTCCACCGTCTCCACCAGGCCGTCCACGTCGGCAATCTTGTTCTCCAGGGTGGTGCCGGCGATGGCCGTGCGGTTGGCGCCCTTCATCTGCTGGCGCAGGCCGTTGGGCTTCTTCGGGCCCTTGCCCTTGATGCCCACCTGGTCCACCTCCAGGCTGATGGCGGCGGCCATGTCCTCGCCGGCGATGGCGGTGGCGTCCATGTTGCCCAGGCGCAGCAAGTCGTTGCTGATGGGGCACAGGGCCATCAGCTTGTGGGCGCCCAGGCTGATGGCGCCGTCGGTGGGGTTGGACTTCTGGACGGGCTTGCCCTCGGCCGTCCAGTACACGGTGACTCCCTGGCCCAGGGTGCCCATGTTCAGCTTGGCGCCGTAGCCGCCGATGGTGCGGGCGCCGGCGGCCAGGAGGATGGAGCGCGGGCGCAGCACCTCCACCAGCTCCGAGCTCCACGTCTCACGCGTCCAGGCGCCGCCCTGCTCGAAGACGCCGGCGAAGAGGCCCGCCGCCTTCACGCGCTCCATGAACTTCTTCAGCTCGCTCATGCCCTCGGCCTTGCCGTGCCGCTCGGCGCGGGCCAGGTAGGCGGACTTGAGGCGGTAGCCGAGCGCCGCGGCGAGGCGCTTCTCCTTCGGCACGTCGAGGAGCAAATCCTTCGCGTGGCTGGTGGTGGGCGCCTGGGGCGCGTTGGGGCGGCTGGCGAGGGCGGACTCGACGCCTCTCACCACGGCGGTGTCCACGGCGCGCTGGAGGTGGGGCGGCAGGGCCGGGGCCTTCGGCTTGGGGGCAGGGGCGGACTTGGACATGGTGGGCTCCAACTGCAAAGGGTGGGGTGCTGCGAAAGGGGGCTCAGCGAGTCAGAAGGGGCGGCGCTCAGCTGGGCAGCAGCGCCGCGTAGCCGCGCAGGTCGGCAGGAGAGAGGGCCTTGGCCTGGGAGGAGGTGAAACCGAGGTGCTTCACCACCTTGGCGCGCAGGGACTTCGCCTCCTCCTCGGGCAAGTCCTTCTCGTCCTCCGGGGTACCCTCGGACAGCTCCTGCTCTTCCTCGGACGGGGGGGCCTCGGCGGACTTCGGCTCCTCGTCCTCGGGGGCTTCGCGCTCCTCCTCCGGGGTGTCCCCGGAGAGGGCCTGCTCGTCCTCCTCACCGTCGCGCTCCTCCTCGTCGGTGGGGGGCTCCTCGCCGTCGCGTTCCTCGTCCTCGGGAGCCTCGCGCTCTTCCTCCTCGAGGTCGTTCTCCTCCTCGTCGGGGAGCAGCTTGTGCAGCTTCTTCACCTCGGCCTTCAACTCGGCGAGGTCGCCCTCCACCTTCGAGCGGAAGGCCAGCCCGGCGGCCCGGTACTGCTTCTCCTCGTCCTCGTCCACCGCCTCCGCGGAGCGCAGGCGCACCGCGTCCTGGTTGCCGGCGATGTTGACGATGGACACCTCCAGCACCTCCACCAGCGGGAAGTCATAGCCGCCGTCCTTGTTCGGCACCGGCTCTGTCTCGCAGGGCACGAAGCGGATGCTGCACTGGTCCAGCGTGCCGGCCTGCACCTTGGCCGCCACCATCTTCGAGGTGTCGCAGGCGCCGTCGAAGACGGGCTCCATCACCCACTCGCCAGCCTCGCGGAAGCACCGCGCGTAGCCGATGGCCGGGCTCCAGCTGTCGTGGTTCCACAACAGGGGGACGCGGAACTCCTCGCCCTTCGCCTTGATGGCGAGCACCCTGTCCTTGTGGCGGTCCAGGTTGGTGGAGGTGATTCGGAACACCGGGCCGGATGCGCCTTCGGTGGGCTTCGACTCCAGCAGCTTGCGGTAGCTTTTCATGCCCTGGAGAAGGGGTGGCTACACGCGTCCCTCCTCGCCCGTCCTGTCCCGGGGCGGCTCCGGGGTGGCGTTGGCGGCGGCGCTCGCGGTGTTGTTGCCGCCCCCGCCCTGCCCAGGAAGCGGCGCGGGCCGCTTGCCCTCCAGCTCGGGCAGCGGCTCGAAGCCAGCGAAGGCACGCGCCTCGTTGAACTCGAAGGCCTCGGTGATGGGCGTCGTCATCGCCCTGAACACCCGCTCGAACTCCTGGGGCCGCGGGTCCTCGTAGTCGAGGATGACGTCCGCATCGATGAGGGGCACCAGCCTGTGTTGGAACCACGCCAGGAGGAACTCCAGCCGGGGCGCCACCGCGTACTCGGCCAGGTGGTACTTGGCGGCCTCGGACGTGCTGCGGTTGCTGCTGCTGGTGTCGCCCACCAGTTCGGGGGGCACGTTGTAGACGTGGCGCACGTAGGAGCGCAGGGACTTCGCCAACTCGTCCGCCTGCAGCTCGCGGTAGTTGATGGCCACCTGGGCCAGCGTCACCCCTCCGGGGGTGAACCACACCTTGCCCGCGTTCTCCGGCCCGCGGAACTCCTCCTTGAAGCGCTTCTCCAAGTCGTCAGCGGCCTCCTGCCGCTCGAAGTCCTCGTGCTTCGAGTCCAGCCCCACCACGGCGTGAGGCAGGCCCCCGCGCTCGAAGGTGCCCTTGGTGGCTTTGTCGATGGCCTCCATGGTGTCGAGTTGGTCCCCGAGGGCGGTGCCGCGCCCGACGCCGCGGCCGAGGGGGTTCTCCGGGTCCAGGTGCTTGGGCCACAGCATGTGCTCGGCGGGCACGTAACCGGAGAACTGGCCATAGGAGAGGGCGAAGTAGGGGCGGCCGGGCTGAGGCGTCATGTGGACGCAGTGCGGCGGCACCGGCTCCCAGCCCACGGGCCGCCCGTCCTGGCCCAGGCGCAGCCAGAGAAACGTTTCTCCCACCAGGTCCAGGTGCACCTGGAGCAGCTTGCGCAGCTCACGGCCGGGGTACTCGGGGTGGGGGGACTCCAGCAGGCGCAGCACCTCATGCTCGGGGAGCTCCACCAGCTCACCGGCATGGGTGGCCTCCTCCAGCGCCTTGCGTCGCTCGTGGCGCGCGGCGGACTTCCAGCGCGCGTCGTAGCGCTTCACGCCCCCGAAGCCCACGCGCTTGTATGCCTTCCACGTGGGCGTCGCCACCGCGTCAGCCACCGTGTCCACAACGGCGCGCAGCCAGCCATTCTCGCGGTAGGCGATGAGCACCTCCCGGCTGCCCCGGCGCGGGCCGAAGCTAAAAACCGGGAGGGCGTGGACAATGGGGCCCCGGGTGGTGGGCAGCATGCCCAGGGCTTTCATCGCGCGGCGGAAGAGAGAGGCCATGCCGGAGAGAAGGGGCGTCAATGGCAGTGTGGCGCGGCTGAGCTACGTGGTTTTCCGTGGGGCCGGGGGGACCCTCGTTGGGTTTTATTTGACATATCGACATGTGGCGCAATTGCTTGCAGTGTGGTCGATGCGTCCATGGTGGCGCTATTCTGCGCAAACCCTCATCTGCTCATCCCCTCGGCGAGGCCGAAGCAAGCAGTTAGGCAAGCCCCGAGGGGGAATTTGAAATGAGGGAATGCCTCAGGCATAACCTAGTAACTCAGTGGCTCCTTCTGTGTGGGGAGGAGTTCACCATGGCGGTGGCACTCAATCCGTGACTCGTGACTCCAGAGCCATCGAACCGCAGTGAATGATGTGTCGCGTAGTTTTGCAGTTCACCAGCAGTGTGTTGGGTTGAGAATGACTTTTTTTCGATTGCAGATGGTGTGTGCTCTGTCATTGGTCGGTCTTGTTACTGCATGCGGCGGCGAGGTCGCTCCCCAGGACGTGCAAGGCGAGCACACCACAGCGCCTGATGCGCTCATGATGGAGGACCCGTGTTGGGACGGCATTTGTGGTGGAGGCGGTGGCACTGGCGGTGGTACTGGCGGTGGCAGTACGCCGGCGCCGTATAAGCTGACGGTGTCAATCCAGCCGGATGGCACGGACTCCCGGGATGTCTACTGGGTGGTAAGGCGATGGAAGGCCCGTTCGCTTTTCAAGACGGCGACCGGCAACAAGACTGATGCTGACCATCAATGGATCCATTGCTATGTCAATTCGGAAACGAATTATGTCGACAAGGACTATGATGATGATGATGAGTCGCTCACCATTAGTTTCCCCGCAGGAGCGCCGCGCGGCGCGTGGGTAGTTGCTCACTGCAACCACAAGACCGTGGATCGCGGCGTGACCTACACTGCGCGGACAGAGGTCGCGTACTGGAATGATTGAGGGGAACCCGGCTGTAAATGTCTCTCCGCTCCTTGACGCGCAGAGACTGAATTATCCCCACGGCGAGTGCGTCTTCTCCTAGCCGTTCTCAACGGTGGCCGGGGCGCGCTCAATATCTACGCCCCCGGGCCATTCTTTGTGAAGGGGCGCGCATGTGGAGTTGCCCCTGAGCGAACTCCGCATTCGAGCGAGCAGATCGCCAGTCGCCTGCCCGACGGCATCGTGCGGAGCGGGGTGGTGCGGCGCAAGAGGAGCGGCCATGCTGGTGCGCAAGGTGGCCATCAACGAAGAGCAGGTGCGGGCGTTCTGCATGGAGAAGGGCTTGAAGGCCAACTCCGTCAAGGCGCGCACCTACTCGCTCTGCCGACAGGGCTGCATGTATTACCAGGCCATCCCCATGATGAAGGAAGAGCGATTGCGGCCCCTCGTCGAGCGCTTCGCCGAACTTCTTCACCGCCACTCTGTCTTCTAAGAAGTGCTCGGCTTCATATGAGGGGCTGGATCAGCCTTCCTAGCGTAGGGTGCTTTATGGAGGCAGAGGATGGTTTGACTCCGCGTCAATCGTCCCCCTCTTCTTTTGACGTCGCACCGGCTACGGCGCGCTCGGCCGCGCCCTCGTTCTTCCGTCGCTTCACCACGTACTTGAAGATGGGCCAGCACATAGCGTCCACGCGGTCGTCGCGCGCGTGGCCGCCCTCGGCGCCGGTGAACTTCGCGAGCTGCTCCTCGAGCTGCTTGTGCTTGCCCACCATGTGGACGAGGCCCGCCTCGGCCAGCATGGACACCGGGGCGGCCCGCTCGGCCTTCGACTGCCGGGCCCGCTCCGTCTTCACCGTCACCCTCGCGATGCCCCGGATGGTGTGCTTCACCATGGAGCCGCCCGTGTTCGTCTCGGCGAATATCCACGCGCGCGGCCGCCCGCGGCTGTCCTTCTTCGCGAAGGGCTCCCATGCGCGCAACGCGTCCACTGCCGTCTTCGCCCACTTGCTGGGCTCGGGACTGCGGCAGGAGAGGTCGGCGAGCACGTAGACGTGGTCCAGCCCGTCACTCTCCTGGCGCACGCCCACGGCGACGATGCCGTGCATGTCCGCGTTCTTCTTCTCCCCGGTGGCCGGGTCCACGCTGATGACGAGGAAGTCGAACTCCTTCGGGCGCTTCTTCGGGTGGACGCGCGGCGTCTCCCAGTCCACCTTCCGGAAGAGGGCCGGGTCTAGGTCGAAGGCGAGCTCGCCCAGGAACTCGCGGCGCCCGACCGTGGAGGCGGCGGCCCGCCGCGCCTGACGGATGTAGGCCGCATCCAGGTTGGCCGCGTTGTCGAAGGTGGAGGAGCGCGACAGCACCAGGCCCTCCCTGTCCTTGAGGATGACGCGGAAGAGCTGCGTGGGCGCCGGCGTCGTCGTAATCACCTTGCGGCTGGAGAGGCCGAGCTGGCGCATGCGCTGGGAGGTGCCGCGGCCGACACGGCAGCACTCCTCGAAGACGCCCTCCGGGTCCTTCTCCCAGGCCACGATTTCGTCCAGCCACTCGAAGGTGTACCCGTAGCCGCGGAACTTGTTGGCCTTCGCGGCCGGCAGGTAGTCGGCCACCACCCCGTTGGGGAAGATGAGCTGCTTCTTCGACTTGCGGTGCTCCGGCCGGAACCAGGGCGGCGCCAGCGTGAGGATGCCGGACGGGCCCTCGAGCTGGTTCTTCTGAATCTCCGTGTACGTGGGGCCGACGATGAGGATGCGGGCGCCCGGGTCCTGCCTCGCCTCGCGGATGACGGAGGCGGCGCCGGCGTGCGTCTTCCCGGCACCGCGGCCCCCCAAGAGGAACCAGACGCGCCAGCGTGCCAGTGCCTCGTCCACCATGTCTGGCGGCTGCTGCACCGGGCGCAGCGAGAAGCCCGGCTCGTAGTGGAGGGTGAGCAGCTCCTGGGACGTCAGATCCAGGCGCGAGGCGAAACCATCGACGGTGCCGAAGCGCTCGCGCAGCTTGAGGGCCAGCCGGTCCAGCTTCGAGTACCGGCCGTGCGTCTCGGGGCGGAGAATGGGGAGCCCGTCGAGCAGGTCCCCGCTCTCGGTGACGACCTCACTCTTCATCGTCCTCTTCCTCTCCCTGGGCCTCGGGGGACTCGTCGGCGTCAGGGGACTCCGCGCGCGAGGACTCCGCGAGGAAGCGCTCAAGCTTCTCCACCAGGGCCTGCTGAGCGTCCTCCGGCTTCACCAACTCGAAGGGGCCCTGCGCGTCACCCGCCGCGGCGGCGCGCTCGCGCTCGGCGCGGAACTCGCGGTCCGCGACGGCCAGGCGCCACCGGATGACCTTGTCGTTCATCGTCTTGTCGGCGATGGCGGCCGTGGAGGCCTCGATGAGGCTCATCTGGTACTCGGCCTCGGCCTTCTCTACGTCCTGCACCAGCTCCGTGTAGCGGCTGCGCTTGCCGGCCTCGATGGCATCACGCCCCCGGCGCAGCCAGTTCTCCAGGTGCTTCGGACTGGTGCCAGCCAGGGAGGCCGCCATGCGGCGGGTGGCGCCTCGCCGGAGCTGGGCCACCACCTCCGTCTGGATGGAGTACGACAGCGTTGATGCTGGCCCGCTCCACTTCGGTGGCCGGCCACGCTTGCGCCCCGGCGGCTTGCCGAGGCGCTTGTCCGGGTCGAAGCCGCGCGCGTGAGACATGCCCCTCAGAAGGGGCGGCTACTCGGCGCCGCAGGCGAGCTGCTTCGCGCGCTCAACGAGGGCCACCATGTGGGCGGCGGCCTTCTCCTGGTGCTCACCGGGCACGCGCGTGCCAGCCTCGCCCAGAACCTGGAGCGCCCCCGCGCAGGCTGCGATGGCGCCCGACACCTCCGACAGGGTGATGGTGTCGTGCTGGAGCTTGAGGCTCACGCGGTCCACTTTGGACTCCAGCTCATCGAGGGCCTGGTGAACGTGGCCCAGGTCGCAGGTGGCGGTGACGTGCAGGTCGCCGATGTTGATGCTCGTGGCGTCGGCCTTGTCGGCAGGCGAGGCATCCCAGCCGAGGGCCTGGAGCGCCAATCGAATGACCTCGTCAGGGCCGCCGCGCTCATGGGCCCCGCGGGCGACGGCTTCGAGCATGTAGGCGGTCCGCATTGTGGGCTTGTCCGCGAAGAGCGCGAGGCCGGAGCCCTGGAGTTGGGCGCGGAACAGCGGGTGACCACGGAGCTGCTCTTCGATGACGGAGAGGGGAGGGGTTGTCATGCCCCCGGAGAAGGGGCGCCAGCGGCCCACCACGCCGCGCGGGCGCGCGGAACACCCTGGCCCCAGGTGCGGAGCTGGAGCGTTCGCCAGCGGTCCGCCAGGAACGCGAGGGGCTCAGAAAAATGGGGGGTCTGCCCTCAGTTCTCCCTCGGAAAAATCCCGATTAATTCCGTGACGCCAGATTGTCCCGCGCCGAGCAATCACGTTTTGGGCCCACCTCCCCGGTTCCCCACCCCGGGGCACCCGTACCTACATTCAGTCCCACTGTAAAACCACGTTGTCGCACATGTGTGCATGGGTGCGCGTGGCATGGCGCTTGCCGAGGTCATCGGCGCCGAACGCGCCCCTTCTCGCGGGCATGACCGTCCTGCTCGCCGTCGTCGCTGCCGTCCTCGCCGTGGTGCTCTTCGTCGTCTACCGCCGCCTCCAGGACGCCGAGCACTGGCGTGCCCACTGGCGTCGCCGACACGACGAGCGGGACGCGGAGCTGAGCGCGGCCCTCTCGGAGGGGCAGGACTTCAGGGCCAGCGTGGAGCACGCGCTCCGCACCGTGTGGCGCCGCTTCGAGGTCGTGACGCCGGCGGACGGGGCGGCGGTGGCCGTGCTCAGGGCTGCCTTCCCGAGCCTGCCCCTGCAAGGTACTCGACCGCGCCCCACCTGCCCGAAGTGCCAGGAGGCCACCTGCGTTGCCCCGGGGCAGTGCGATGACTTCTGGGGAGCGGACGCGCCGTGAGGGTGAAGCGTCCTCCCCGGTGCCGCCTGTGCGGACGTCCGCTGGGCTGTGGCTGTCCGCGGCTGCCTTTCCTCGGCACCCCTTCTGACGGCACATGAGCCCCACCATCGAGACTGCCGTCATCGCCCTGGCGGTCAGCCAGCTTCTCGTCCCGCTCCTGAACGAGCTCCTCGCGCGCCGGCAGGCGAAGCACGAGGCCGCCGCCGACCAGGTGCCCCTCCTGGTCCAGCGCATGGAGTCCATCGCGGCCGACCTGCGCGACATCAAGGCGGAGCTGCGGATGGTGCGCGAGCACGACTCGGAGCTTCGCCTGGTGGAGCAGCGCCTGCGCACGCTGGAGGCATGGCAGGGCGAGGCGCGGCCCCAGCTCGCCCAGGTGGCTAACCACGTCCACGTGCTGATGGGCGAGCGCAGCGCGCGCCAGCTCCAGCTCCAGCACGCGGCCAACGCCATCGTCACCCCGGACGCGAGCCGCACGCGCCCATGAGCCTTTCCCCCGTAGCACCACCGAAGGAGCCGTCCATGTCCGAGTCCGCCTCGCAGTCCGGTGCCCCTGTCCGCGAGCACATCATGCAGTTCTTCGCCTATGGGCACCTGCCGCCCAAGCTCCAGTTGGTGTCCGCTCCGTTCGGCGACCTGGCGTTGAAGCTCCACGCCGAGGTGCCGCGTAACCCCGAGCGCACCGTGGCGCTGCGGAAGTTGCTGGAGGCGAAGGACGCGGCGGTGCGCGCCGTCCTCGCGACGTAGCAGCGCCGCTTCTCCCGGGGGCAACCCTTCGCCCTCGGGAGTCCCCATGTCGAGCTCGCAGCGCGCCGCCTTCGTCTCCACCGTCCTGTCGCAGATGCACGCGCCCTACCGATGGGGCGGGAAGGGGGAGCGCGACCCTTCCACGGGCCAGCGCGTCTTCGACTGCTCCGGCTTGGTGACGTGGGCCCTGCGCGAGGTCGGCGGGCCCGACTGGCGCGCGACGCACCACACGGGCCGCCTCTGGACGGAGTGCGCTCGCCTAGAGCTGGGCGACCTGGTCCTCCCCGGGGACCTGGTGCTGTACCACCGGCTGGGAGACCCGACGAAGCCGGAGCACGTGATGGTGGTCGTGGGGTACGCCGTCGGCATCGTGGTGGGCGCCTCCGGGGGCGACAGGAAGACGCTCACCTTGGCGGACGCGGCCCGCGACGATGCCAAGGTGAAGGCCTTCTCGTCCCTCGACTACCGCGCGCGGCGAATGCCCGGCATCGTCCGCCTTCCGTTCACCTCGTGAGGTGAGCGCCTCTTCTCCTGGGGGCTGGCAACCTCGCAGTCCCCCAGGAGTACCCATGAAGCACCGCAAGGCCCTCATCCGTTCCGCCGTCCTCGGCGTCCTTCTCGCCGCCCCCTTCGCGCTGGCCCAGGCCGCCGGGGGCGCCGCGGGCGGCATCCTTGACACCATCCTCTCGTCCGTCCTCACGCCCGGCGGCATCGCCACCGGGCTCGGCGTCCTCGTCGCTGGCGTCGGCCTCTTCGCGGGCGGCGACTGGCTCAACGAGCGGCGCAAGCGGCGCATCGCCCTGGCCGCCTTCCACGCCTTCAACGTGGTGGAGGACATCGCCGCGGAGAACCCGGAGGATAACGGCTGGGACAAGGCCGCCCGCGGGCTCCAGGTGGTGGACGAATGGATGCGCGCCAACGGCTGGCGCCCCCTCAAGCCGCATGAGCAGGCGGTGGTGAAGCTCTCCTTCAGCGCCATCCACGGCGAGCAGAAGGCCGCGCAGAAGGCGTCTCAGTCCACGGATGCGGCTGCCCTGGCCGCCGCGCACGCCGTCACCAGTTCGGGCCTGGCCCCGGTGCTGACGGGCCCTCAGACGCCCCGCGGGTAGCAGTGTCCGCGGGGCTCTCCAAGGTGCTCACCGACGTCCCGGTGAGGAGCGGTTACCTGGAGGCCCAGGCCGGCGTGTCCTCGCTCTCCGGCGCCTACGCGCGCCTGGAGGCGGGGGCGCGGCTCCGGTCCAACCTCGGGCTATTCGCCTTCGGTGAGGCCAACGCACGTGATCGGATGGTCGGCGCAGGGGTCCGGTACACGTTTGGCTGGTGATGTGGGATGGCCCGCTCCGGTGCTCTGGGGCGGGCCGTCGATGCTAGAGGCCAGCGTTCTCAAGGTCCTCCAGGCACTGAGCCAAGTCGCGCTTGCTTTTCTGGAGGCGGTCCTTGACGCGGTCCTCCGATGTCTTTTTCCTCACCGATGCCAGGCTCGGGAGCTCGGCTTTGAGGATCTCCAGGAGTTGGGTGTCGGCGAGGATGTCCGCGCGTAGTTCTCGGTACCGGTCGATGTTGGCCATAATGGGCTCCCTCTGTGGGCGTCGTTGCCCAGGAGGAGGCTACTTGTCCCCGGTGGTTCCGGCGAGCGCCATACCTCCCTTGAGGGATTGACGGGACGGTCGATTTATCCGTGCTCGTCTGCTGTGCCAATAGCAATTGCTATGGGGGACGCCGAACCCATTCCGAACTAAACGGCAAGGTCAAGGGGAAGGTCTGATATGTCTTTCAGGCGCTTGCCATCGACCATTACGGCCAGCAAATCAGCCGCGTCATGCATCTTCAGAGCATTGACCGTGGCTTGTAGTTCATGCAGGGCGAAGTGATACACGCAATCAATGTCGCCGGTTCCCAGTGCGATAGAGGCTAGGCGGCTTGGCGTCGGCTCGGCTGTGACGACCACCACGTGCGGCAGGCGGCCCTTGCGGTTACGCACCAAGTTCAACGCTTCGGAACGGGCGTTCTGCGCCCGGTCACTGCGAATCGTCCATTTGCATGAAATGCTGGCGTGTAGCAGCGGCAGGCCGCCGTTACTCTTGCGCAGGCTGGCATACTTGGTCACGCTGTTATCAACTAGGAATGAGGGGGCATTGATGGCGCTGTCGTCCACGGTGTCGCGCACCACTACAATATCCGGCGTGATGGTGTAGTCGCTGCCCAGTGCTGCCGCCAATTGGGGATTGGCCTTTGCGGCCTCATCAAGCGCAACTAGGTGCGCGTATTGCTCGTAACGAGCAATTTCCAAGCGGTTGCGGCCGGAGACTTGATGCACATCCCAGGAACCGGGGCGTAGGTGACTGAGCTTGAGGAACGTTTCACGCACAAAGCCCGCGCAAATGTCTTCAAATTGGTTGCCCGACGTCTGCCCCGCGAGGCGTTCGCCGATGGTTTCAGCCTTGAGCAGGTCGGCAATGCCCTTGGCAATGGCCTTGCTCGTGGTGTTACTGCCATCGGCGTTGCTCACTACGCCCGCGCTGTTGATGGTCAGCGTAGATTTCAGCAGCGAAGCATGGAACGTCTTGCGGGCTTCGAGGAAAGTAGCGGACTCACTCATCATGCCACCTGGTAGACCCGTTTGGCAGACAGCGCCGCGAAGATTTGCCGGGCCACAGCGGCGGCCACTGGTGGTGGGAAAGCGTTGCCAATCTGACGATAGGCGGCCGTTTTGCGGCCGGAGAAGTGCCAGTCATCGGGAAAGCCCTGAATCCGTGCCGTCATGCGTGGTGTTAGGCGCGGCATGCCCACGAAGTCGCGGGCAGGCGCATCGTCCCACAAGCCCATTCCATCGACGCTCAAGGCAGCCCATGCGCGTTTGGCGCGGGTCGGGCCAAGGTCAGGCCCGCCGTGTTTCTTGGAGCCACCTACCAGTGTCGGGGCGATTGAGTTTGCCTGTTCTCGCCAGCGGTCCGCACCGCGCCAGCCGTTGGCGGCCATGAGGTCGTGCAGCAGTTCACCTACGGTTGGTGGATTGCTTTGCAGTGGTTCAGGCCATGAGAAGCCGCCGACCAAGTCTTTGCGGATGCCGACGAACACCACACGTGGGCGCAGTTGGGACACGCCATAGTCCGATGCGTTGAGCAACCGCCAGCCGGGCACATAGCCCAATTTCTTGAGTTGCTTTTCAACCTTGCGGCGGTAGTCGTCAAAAACAGCATCAAGCAGGCCGCGCACATTTTCCAGCATCACTGCTTGAGGGCGGCACTCGTCGACCAGTCGGATAGCGTCTGGGAAAAGGTCGCGCTCGTCGTTGGCGCCAAGTTGTTTCCCTGCCTTGGAGAATGGCGGGCATGGAACGCCTCCGGCAACCAAGTCAATTCCTTTGTAGGAAAGCCCGTTAAAGAGGCGCAGGTCTTGTTCTATGACTTTCCAATCGGGACGATTCAGGCGCAGCGTCGCGCAGGCAGTTGTTTCAAGTTCAATCAGCGCGGAGTGCTTGAATCCTGCCAGTTCAAGTCCGAGGGCTTGCCCCCCAGCACCGGCGCACATCTCTAGCGATGTGAATCGGCTTGGTTCGACTTGCTCATTAGTCATCTTAATGTCTTCTAGATGTATCACCCTTGTGCGTCAAGTATACTGTCCCTGGAGGAGGATGGAACTATTGCGCCGAGTTCCGTTCAGCCTGTACGTGGCTTGCTGGGCTACCGGTGGGCAAGTAACAGACGACGGTGCATGCGGGGGGGCCTTCGGTGTTGCTGGGCTATGAATGAGGGCGGCAGGCGGGCTTTCGGCCCGGCCGGGGAGTGCCACCGGCTGCCATACCTCAGTCGTCGTGAGTGCCCAGGCCGCAGATGACCCGGTTGCCCACTCGCAGCGCGGGCCCGCCGCACCAACACTTCCCGTCAGGGTACGTGGGGGCCGGGGCAGGGGCATCGGGCTCGCCGCGCAGTCTGCGCAGGTCGCGGGCGTAGTCGTCCCTCACGCGCTTGCGGCGGAGCTGCTCGGCAGTCTGGGCGGGCGGAATGTCTCGACGCATGCCCTGGGAGAAGGGGCGCGCGTCAGGCGGGCGGCACGAGGAAGCCCTGCACCACGTGCTCGCGCTGCTCGTCCTGGTGTGCGAGGGCGTCCCGGGCCGTGGGCAGCCAGGCGCCACAGGTGGCGCACCAGGAGATGCGGCACCCGCCGACCAGCACCAGGGCGGCCACCTCGGGGTGGAGGACGAGCAGGTCCAGGGCGCCGGAGCGGTGGGCGCGGGGGATGCCGGCGCGGACGAGCTGCGCGACGAGGGCCTCCAGGCGCTTCCATGCCGCGCGAGAGACGTGGAGTCCCTCCAGCCGGACGGTGCTGCCGGCCGGGGCCCTGCGCCGCTCCGGGCGCGTCCTCGTCTTGTCGTGGCTGGGCACGTGCCTGTTCTACCCGCCGCGGATGCAGCGTCCAGGTTCCGGTTTGGGCACCGGGCGAGGTCGCGGAAGACGAACCGTCGCGCGCGCATGCGCTATGCGGCGCCCCTTCTCGTGGGTGTTGGAAAGACGACGGGCCCGGCCGGGGATGACGGCCGAGCCCGCGAGTGCCAGGGACACCGGGAAAGCGCCGCTGGGGGCAACCAGTATACCGCCCCTCGCGCGCGCGCGTTTGGGGTTGGAGCCCGGCCGATGCACTCCACACCTCAGTCCCCCAGCACCACGCCGCCGCTCGCGGTGGTGCGACTCTCCTTGCCCTGGCCTCCCTCGGGCAACCGCTACTGGCGCAGCGACAGGGGCACCACGCCGCACGTCTCCGACGAGGGGAAGGCGTACAAGGCGCGGGTGAAGGCGTCCCACGTCGGCCAGCGCGCGCTGAAGGGCCGGGTGGTGCTGTCGGCCACGCTGTACCCGCCGACGCTCCAGGAGTCCGACCTGGGAAACCGGTTGAAGGTGCTGGAGGACGCGCTCGAACTGGTGGCGTACCTGAATGACAAACAGGTGCGCCGGTACCGAGACGTGGCCTTCGCAGAGGGGGCGTACAGGAAGATGGCCCGGGTGGAGCTGGTGCTGGAGGGCCAGCAGTGGGCGACGCCGGCGGAGGTGGAGGCCGAGCGCGTGCGCCGCGCCGAGCAGGCTCGGAAGCGGCGGGCGACGCTGGCGCGCAACCGGGCCGCGAAGAAGCTGAAAGGACTCCGGCTGACGCCTGCCGTTCGTCGCGGGGGGGCAGCGTGATGGCCCGGGACGCGAAGCTGTCCGCCGCGCTGGAGATGGAGGCGCTGCTGTACCGCCTGCTGGAGGTGCCCTCCGGCAGGCTGGAGGAAGCCCGGCGCGTGGAGTCGCGCCTCGCGGTGCTGGTGCGTCCGCACCTGGTGCGCGTGGCCCGGCAGGTAGCGCGGGCGTGGCGGGTGCCCGTGGAGGACCTGGTGCAGGAGGCGCTGCTCGCGGTGCTGAAGCGCCAGCGCGCGCACCCCTTCCGCCCGGGCGCCGCGGGGGAGGGGCGCAGCGCGTACCCTGCCTGGGCGATGCAGCTCGGGCGTCAGGCGATGCAGGCGGCGGCCCTCACCTGGGCCAGCCCCGTCCACCTGACCGACCACGCGCGCAAGGCTGTGCGGCGTGCGAAGCGCACGGCGGCGGCCGAAGGCGTGGAGGTGTCGTCCGTGCTGCGCCGCCAGGGCCTGGACGCGGAGACGGCGCGGGCCCTGGGCGAGGGCTCGGTGGCCAAGCCCCTCTCGCTGGAGGAGGTGCTGTCCTCCCGCGATGCCGGCGCCGAGGGCCGGGACGCCTCCAGCGACAGAGGGCACCGCGGGCTGGCGGCGCGCACGGAGGTGCTGCTGTCGCTGGTGGACAGCACCGCCGAGCGCATGGCGCTGGTGGCGCAGCGCGAGCGGGTGTTGTGGGCGCTCTACCGGTTGCCGCGGCTGGAGCGCCAGGTGGTGCAGGCCTGCATGGGCTTGGGGCGGCCCGAGGGCCAGGAGGCCACGGAGAGGACGCTGGCCGTGGAGCTGCGCCTCACCCAGGCCCAGGTGCGGAGCCTGCGCGACGCGGGGCTGGCCCGGCTGCGCGCCGAGCTCGGCGTCGAGGGCCCCGCGCCGGCGGCCGCCGCCCCAGCGCGTGGGGAGCTGCGCCGTCCGCGCGCGGCCGCGGCCCGGCGCGGCCGACAGGCCCCGCGTCAGGGGCCCGGGCAGATGCCTCTGCTGGCGCTGGCGGGGAGGGCGTAATGCCCATCATCACCGCGAAGAAGCCGGGCACCTGCACCGCGGCGGGGTGCGGCGGGCGCATCCTCCGCGGGGAGCTGTGCTGGTACGAGGCGGCGGTGGGCATGCGCCACCTCGAGGCGGCGTGCCGAGGGGCGGACGGTGGGCGCCGACCGAACCTCCGGGCCGGGAGGTGCCGGTGCGGCGCCCACGTGCCCCCGCGCGAGGGCAGCCTCACCCTGCGCGGGGAGAAGTCCTTCAGGGGGCGGCGTCGGAAGGTGTGGGCGGTGAGCTGCGCGCGGTGCGGGTGACGGCTCACCTCCGGACGCCCGCCCGCCGGCCCGCCCTGCGCCGCTGGGCGTAGAAGGCGAGGAAGGCGGGCCACCAGCCGGCCCACGTCAGCACCACGCGCAGGGCCACCACGGACAGCCATGTGCAGGCGGCGAGGAGGACGAGCGTCCCCGTCATCACCACCGCCCAGGCCACGACGTGCAGGAGCTGGCTCACGGGCGCCGCTCCTCGTCGTCGCGCCACAGCCTGCGCACGGCGCCGGAGTCCCTGCACCCCGGGCGCAGACGTCCGTTGGGGGCGGGCCAGTAGAGGCGCGGCAACTCCTCGCCCGGGTGCAGGCCGCTACGGCACTCCAGCCTGCCTGCGTCGCCGGGCACCAGATCCACGCCGCACCCGGGGCAGCGACGGGGCGCCGTCACGCCGAGCCCTCCGCGGGGGTGGACGCCACGTCCATGGGGGTGGGCTCGCGGGGCATGAGCAGCTCCCGCTTCGTGCGCGCCAGCTCCTCGCGCAGGAGGGCGCACTCCTTCCTCGCGTCGTCGCGCTCGGCGCGCAGGAGGTTGGCCATCCCCTCCGCGACTTCGGCCCGCTGGTCCGCCGCGTGCGTCACCGCGAACCAGGTGCGCATGGCGGTGCCGGGCAGCTCCTCCCACGGGGGGAGCTGCACTCCCGGCACCGCGCCGCGGAACTGCTCATATGCCTGCTTGGACTGGGCCTCCTTCACGGTCACGAACTGCACGAGCTTCTCCAGAGCCTGCAACATGGGTGCTGCCTCCTCGCGCGCGTGGTGAGAGGGCCGAGGTGGCGCGCGCGCCCCGGCCGGAAGGGGAGGGGCTACGAAGCGAGGGCCGGGGCGGGCTGCGCGACGATGAAGCGGAGGGTGATGCCGAGGGAGTGGGCGCGCTCGCGGAACGCGGCCTCGTAGCCGTCCGCCGACAGCCCCTGCATGGCGTAGACGTCGTCCAGCTCCACGAGCAGCTCGCGGCCGTCGAAGCTCGCCGGCTGTGCACGCGCGGCGGTGGTGTCGGCGCCGTACCCGAACCCCTCGCGGCGCATGACGCCCAGCACCTGCCCCCAGGCGCGGCCCGCAGGGGTGTCCGGCAGCGGCGCCGCCAGGACTTCGCCGCGACCCACGGCGTTGTCGGCCCGGCGCGCGGCTCCCGGGGCCTGCCCTGCCTCGTTGCGGTGCTCGGGGGTGGCGTTGGCTTCCCAGCGCTTCACCAGGTCGGAGAGGGTGTCGCAGCGCTGCCGGTAGTGGGCCCGGAGGCCGTGCTCCCAGCGGCGGAGGACTTCCGCCACGCCCCCGCGGGACAGCAGCTCGCGAGCGGCAGGGTCATCCCGGCCAGGGCGCCACTCGTAGGCCACGCCCTTCACGGCCATGCACACGCGGTTGACGCCGTCCGGCAGGGACTCCTCCGCGGCGCTTCCCGCTGAACTCCCTCGCGGCGCGCTGGAGGGAGCCTTGAGGGGCGGTGGCTGGGGGGACTCGGTGACGCGCCCAGGTGGCGTTGTCTTCTCCGCCTTTCGTCCTGGAGACTTCGTCTCCCTTCTCTTCTCTCCCTTCTCCCCGCCGTCCTCCCGCGCGGGAGCTTGGAGGGATTCGCGCGGGAGGCTGGCGGAGTCCTCGCTGCCTCCGTGCGTCCGCCCGTCGGGCTTCGCCCGGTCCCGGAGCACCTTGGCGATGTGGGAGCCCTGCTCCTCCGCCCAGGAGGCCACCACCAGGTCCTCGCCCTCCAGCACCAGCAGTCCCACCGTGAGCAGCGCGTCCACGAGCTTCTTTCGGCGCCCGCGCCACCTCACCGCGCGCTCCACCGCCAGGTCCGCACCGGGGCCAGGGAAGCGGCCCTCCATGCGCTCCCGGCCGCAGTAGGCCCAGAGGCGATAGAGGTAGACGTCGGCCTCGGCGCCGAGTTGGGCGCACAGGGCATGCACCGCGTACTCCTCCGGCGCGGCGCTCCGGAACTTGAACCAGGGAAGAGGGCAGGTGGCCATCTATGGCTCCTCGTGGGTGTCGGACGGGGTGGTGGAGGAAGGGGGCGTCAGGACACAGGGCGGGTGGACGCAGCACGCCGGCGGCACGGGTCGGCTTCGGCAATCCGCGCGCCAGCCGTAGCCGTGGCGGCAGGTGGGCCACGGCCCGGGGTATCTCGCGCGGACGGCAAGGCCCGCGGCGGTGGCCCCGTGGAAGGCGAGGAGGCCTTCGTCGGTGATGGCATCGCCGAGCTGGACGGCTCCGCAGTGGGCGCACCGGGTGGCGCGCATCCTCTCGATGCACATGCTCACCGGGCACCTCCCATCAGCGCGAGCAGCGGGGGCACCTGCTCTTCGGTGTCCTCCGGAGGGGGGAGCCCCTCGGGGTACTCGCGGAGGAAGCGCACCCAGCGCGTCTTGGTGCCCAGCCGTGGCGTGTCGCGCGGGCGGGCCCGGCAGTTCCAGTCGCGGTCCTCAACAGCCTCGCGCTCGCCCCACCAGCCAGCGGCGCGCAAGCTCGCGCCGGACTCGGAGTCGAGCGTGTACGTGACGATGGCGAAGTAGCCCTTGGCCTCGGCCGCGCGGGCCGCCGCGGCGTAGAGTTGGCTGCACGCGTTGGGCGTGCCATCCGTGGCCAGGCGGTTGACCTCCACGATGCGGCGCTTGCACAGGCCACGCGCTACGGGGCGCCCCACCATGGCGACGCCACAGAGACACTGCCGCACCTCATCCCAGAGCCCATGGCTCCAGCGATGCCCCACGGAGGGGTCGTGGTGCCGGTGGTGCTCGTCGACGAACGACTGGGCCTGCTCCAGCGTCACCGGGACCGGCCGGAGCGATGAGTAGCGTCGGCTCACCGTTCACCTCCGGCGGCGCGCCCGCTGAAGAGCCCGAACTGGACGGGGTTGGCGAGCATCGGCGGGACGGGGCGGTCGTCCACGACACGTGGCCTGCTGGGCCGGGGCGGCGGAGCTGGGATAGGTGCCCGCTCACGACTCGGGGCCGGGAAGGGCATCGGTGTCGGCGCCGCGTACACCTCCGGGCGCCAGATGCCGTCGCGGGCGAGTCGCATGCGCTCGCGCAGCTCCGGCATCAACTCCGGGTCAACTGGTGTTAGCCGCTTGGCGGGGGCCGCGACGAGCGGCTCCAGGGGCTGAATCTCCTCCAGCCACCACGCAATCGTGCCGCGACAGCCGACGCCACGGGGCGCCCACCACGGGTCCCGACCGAACGACCGCGAGTCGTTCCCTATCGTGGACACCTCGGCCAGGCGGGCCACGGCCACGTAGGCACCCGCCGGCAGCACGTCGCCCGCGGGGGCCTCCAGCCCATGGGCATCGCGCAGCCAGCGGACGGCGTCGGCGTCGTAGTCGCGCGTCGCGTAGATGGCGAGCCAGCAACCCATCAGCTCGCGCGGCGGGTGCAGCGGGTGGCGCCGGGCCGGGGCACCCTGCCGAGCTGGCTCGGTGTCCGCGACAAATACCGACCACATGCCGTGGTGGGTGAGCGCCCACGTCCAGGGGCGCTCGAGCGGGAGGTGGAACACGCCGCGCCCAGCGCGCGTGTAGCGGTACGGGCCTCCGAGGGGGGCGGTCACAGTCGAGTCCTCGCGTTGTTCTTGGGGATGCGCTCCCCCTCACGGAGACGAAGCGCCCAGCCCTCGCCGTGGCGTTCGCACGGCCGCGCCGCACCGTGCACCGTGAGGTGGGGCGTCTGGCCCCTGGCCCTCCAGAGGGAGTTGGTGGGCGTGCCCATCCACCTGCCGAGGACATCGCCGCCCGGGGACAGCACGGTCACCTCAATGGCGCGCGCGCTCACTGGACACCGCCAGCCGCTTCGCGGTCGGCGAGCGCTGCGCGCTCCCGGGCGAGCCACGCGAGGCGCTCGCCAATCTGGAGCCCAGCGAGCGGCTCCGTCAGCGTCCAGCCCTCGCGCAGGTGCGGGCGAAGCGCATCCACGTAGGGGGCTCCGGCGTAGACGAGCAGCTCGGCCTCTTCCACGCCGATGAACCGCCATTCCAACTCGTTGATGACGAGCTCACCCCACTGCTGGCGCTCCTCCCGCGACAGGCGGAGCAGTGACAACTCATAGGGCTCAACGCACACTTCAAGCGGCACGAGCCCGTGCTTGGCGCTCAGCACCATGACGTTCGGCCCACAGCGCGCGGTGGCCACCGCCACGGCGCCGCGGAAGAGGCTGCCGGTGTAGAGCTGCCCGGCGGGGGCGGCGTGCTCGAGCTTCGCCTTCCCACACCCGACGAGACCGATTCGGAGCGGACCGCTCATGGCCGCCTCCGGCTCAGCGAGCGGTGGACTCGGCGGGCACTCACCAGGTCCTGGCGGCGCAGCTCGCGGGTGAGGGCGAGGGCCGCGTCCTCCTCGGCCGTCTGCCGGGTGGGGGCATGCGACTCCACCTCGACGTCGCGAGCGCGGAGGGTGACGACGTGCCCCAGCGGGCCGGGGCCGGTGATGCTGGTGAAGGCGCTCAATGGACACCCCCTGCCGCTTCCAACTCGACGAGGAGGGAGGCTTTCGCGGCCTCGTGGCGCTCAGCGACGTCCGCCATGCAGGCGCGGACGAAGAGCTGGCAGTACGGGGAGCCGCCGCCGTCGCGCCGCGCGCAGGCCGCCTCATCGCGGCCGGCGAGGATGCGGCTCATGTCCCTCCAGCACACGGTGCATCCGCCGCGGGGCCGCTCGCGCACCAGATCCAGGAGGGTGGCCAGGGTGCGCGGGCGCTGGAACACGTCGCGCTGGCGCGGCGTCAGGTGCCGCCAGTTGAAGGCGCCGAACGCGCCGACAGGGGCCAGTCGCTTCGTGGGGCGCTGGGACTGGTTCAGGGCGGCGCTCATCGCGCACCGTCCTTCCCGGTGCGCTCAACCAGCGCCGGCACGGTGGGCACCGGAGTCGGGGCGATGCGCGCGCGCGTGCGTGGCGCTTGGTGCAAGAGGGGGCAGGCGTGCTGATGGCACTCCGGCGTCATGTTGTCCGGATGCGTACACAGCCCGTCCTCGGGGTTGGTGTGGCCGCAGTCGGCGACGGGGCGCGGCTCGCCAGCGGCGTCAGATGAGGGCGTTCGCGGCGAGGAGAGTTGCGACTCAAGCAGGTCCGCCTCGATAGGCATTCCCGCGTACTCGCGAAGCGTCCCAGCCGCGCGGCGCAGCAGGTCTTCCAGCTCCTTCACGCGCCCACGGAGGGCTGCCTTCTCCTTGCGGAGGTTCGACCACGCATCGGCAGAGGACTGCTGCTCGCTGTAATACCCCTCCAGGGCGCCGGCGAGGCCCTCCTCCAGCGTGGCCACGTGGGCGAGCAGGTCCCGCACGTCCTCCCAGGAGGCGGCGAGGAAGATGGCGTCCGGAGCTGTGAAGCCGGTGATGTCGTTGGCGTCGTCGTACCGGCGCACCGCCACGTCCGCGGCGTTCACCATCACGCTGCCGGACCTGAAGCGCGGCTGGGCGTCGGTCATCCCCCAGCGCACGAGGTCGAGGACATGCCGCCGCCCCTGGTTGACGGTCGCGAGGTAGATGTCCCGAAGGCCAGGGGACTTCGGGCGCGGCACGAACCCGAACCACGCCCACGGGCCGGGCGTCGCCGCGGCGTGCCGGGCTCGGATGGCGTCGAGCTTCTCTGGGGTGACGGGGGGAAGCCCGTCCTGGAACTTGAGCTTGCTGGGTACCAGCATGTGAGTCTCCTAGGTGGCGGTGGAAGGGGCCCCGCTGGCGCGACTGGCCAGCGGGGCAGGGCGGCGCGTCAGTGGGTGGTGCAGGGGACGCAACGGCGGCCGTTCTCCTCGGCCTTCTCGTTCAGCACGTTGACCAGGCCGCGCACGCCAGGCGTGCCACCGCCCTCGTCGTCGCAGAACCTGTCGACAGCGTCGTCGAGGGCGTCCTTCCAGTCCGGCGCCCAGTTCACCGCGTTGGGGCGAAGCCGGAGCCCCTGCGCGCGCTCCAACTGGTAGGCCTCGGACAGGCACGCGCGCAGGTACTCAGCGCGCACGCAGTCCTGCTCGTAAGGCTGCATCGCCTGGAAGCCCCCCTCATGCGCGGGGCCGGTGATGATGCGACTGGTGTCGCTCAACATCGAGTTGGCGCAGACGTCCCACGCGTCCTTGGGGACGCCAGGAGGACTGGCGAAGCCGTGGGGGCGCCACGTCTTCGGGGAGGAAGAGCAGCCGACGACGGAGACGGCGCACAGCAACAGCAGCGTTAAACGCTTCAAGATGGACTCCAGGTGTTGGGGGTTGGCACTGCATGGGTCCCGGACTGGGGTTCCGTGCCGGGTCAGGACGGCGCGACGGACGTGTCAGTCCGTCGCGCTCGTCGCGCACCCCCGCGCCTTCACCTTGTCGTCAGCCCGCTCGCGCTCGCGGCGCAGCTCCGAGGCGCGGAGCAGTCCGTTGAGCGCGGTCAACGCGCCGGTGAGCACCTCCGTGGGAATGGAGTCCTCGCCGGCGAGCTGTTCCTGGAGGCTCCACTGGCCTTCCTCAAAGGCACGGAGGACGGCCATGTCCCGCTCCAGGTTCGCGAGGCGGCAGGGCATGCAGCGCGCGCGTCCGAGGGCGGCGCACACGCACGGCGGCGCGTCGCCCTGGCCGAGCGCGTCCAGGACGCTCCGGCAATCCACCGCGTCCAGCACCAGGTCGCGTGCGTTGCCGGCGGCCATCTGCAGGGCGGCGTGCAGCACGGGACCCACGGAGGCCGGTGCCGGACCCCCGGGTTCACGGACGACGCGCAGCGGGGCCTTGGAGTGCTTCTTCGGGGCGCTCACTGGGCAGCCCCGGTCTTGCGCGCGGCCCGCCGGGGCGCGGCGTCCGTGGGCGGAGACTGCCGTCCAGCGTTCGCGACGCGGCGGACCTCCGCCACTGCGTTGTTGAACGCGTTCAGCAGCGGGAGGATGTGGCCCTCGTCGTTGCGCGCGGTGCCAGCGCCGTAGTCCACCTCCCAGCGCTCGCCAGCCTCGTCCAGGCGGCGGAACGTCAGGGCGAACTCGGCCGGCAGGAGGCTCCGGCGGGGATGGGAGGAGGGGGGCTGGCCGTCGATGTGGCCCTGCGCCGACCTAGGATGGTCCGCGAGGCTTTTCGACGTGTGTCTGGCTTTGGCTTGGCCGCAACGCCACGCCAA